TGGAGCAGCTACTATTGATGTAGGAACTTCAGCAGACGCAGATGCTTTCTTAGATGGTATCAACACTAAAGCAGTAGCAACAACACACGGAACTTTAGACACAGAAGCTACTAATGTAGGAACAACTGACTTAGAAGTTCTTGCTGACTTTACAGGTGCTAATGGTGACGGAACAACAGGTGTTGCTACAGTTACTGTTCTTTATGTCCAAAACAATAACCTTTCTTAATAACTAAGGAGGTCTAAATGGCAGACGAAAAGAAAATTAAAGCTAAACCTAAAAAAACAGCAGATAAATATGCTAGAGTTGGTTTTGTTCAAGCTACAAAATCCGTTAAAAAGGAGAAGTAAATGGCTGCAACATTAAGGAAAATACAAGATGGTAGTAGTAGAGCGGTATGCGTTTTTACTAATCCTGATGCTACTGGTGAAACTAACGCAGTTAAAATAGATTTAAATGGTGGTGGAACAGGTTTAACCCTAGAAGCTAATCAACTAGGTCAAGCATGCACTAGAGTTGGTATCGAAAAAATATGGTACTCTAATATAGGTATGGGTGTTAAAATTCTTTTTAAGGCAAATGCTAATGAATTAGCTATTGAACTTAAAGAAGATTGGTCTGATGAAATATGTTTTAAAGAGTTTACATCATTAAGAGACTCAGAGACAGCAGGCACTAATGGTGACGTTCTCTTCACTACAGTTGGTGCGGCAGGCAATGACACCTATACTATTATTATTTCATTCAAAAAATTCTACGGATAATTATCATGGCATATAAATCACAAGAACAAATTAAAAAAGAAATGAGGGCTAAAGGAAAAAAAGACAGAGCCGACAGAAAAAAAAGAAATGAAGAAAAAAGAGCAAGTCGAGTAACTAATAAAGAGTTTGATGAAACTGTTAGAGCAAATAGAAAATTAAAAAAAGCAGGAAAAAGTAATCAAACTAAAACAGTACAAGAAAGAAGAAAAATAAAAGAAAACATCGAGAAAAATAAAGAACGTAATAAAAAGAATGTTACTATTAAATCATCTTCTCCTACTCAATCTGATGCGTCTAAATCTGAAACTAAAAAATTTAATTATGGAAACAAATCAAAAACTAAATTTAGTGAATCAAGAGCAAGAAGGGCGGCTAGAGGAAGATCATCTTCTGATATAGCTAAAGACCCATCTTTTAAAAAGAATACCTCGAAAGGTAAATATCTTAGAGGTTTACATTTTGCTTTACAGAAGCAAGGAATGGCAAGTGGTGGTGTTGTTAGCAAACCATCTACTAAACCTTCAGCAGGAAATAAATGGAATTAAGACGATAAGATTAAGTAATTTATAAAGGGAGGACTTATGGGAAACCACGCAGTCAAAGACCAAGTATTAATTAATGCTTTAGATCAATTCATTATATCAGGAACACAAAAGCAAGCGGCTATGGACTCAGGTATGGCTTTAACTACTTTTCGTTCTCACTGTACTATGGCTAGAGAAAGATGGGATATTACTGAAGATGAATTTTGGAATAAAGATTTTAAACATAAAGTACCTAATTCAGAAGATGTTTTCTCTCCAAGATTTGAAAGTATTAATCCTGATGCAGAAGATGATATAGAAGAATACATAGAACATCTTACGAAAAGATTTACTAGAGCTAAAAATAAAAAAGAAAAATCTAAATGGCATAAAGTTAAAATTCAAAAGAATGAGCCTATAGGATTAGTTTGGTTAGGTGATCCTCACATTGATGATAACGGATGTGATTGGGTAACTCTTAGAAGAGACTTAGATATAATAAACTCTCACCCTAATATAAAGGGATGTTCTTTGGGTGATTTACAAAATAATTGGGTAGGGCGTCTCGGAAGGCTCTACGCCAACCAGGACACTTCTGCTGAAACTAGTTGGAAGTTAGTTGAATGGCTTGTAAAGGCAGGAGACTTTCTTTTATTAGTAGGAGGTAACCACGATCTCTGGTCAGGAGCAGGTGATCCTATTACATATATGAAATCCGAACATACAATATATGAGCCTTGGGATGCAAGAATATGTCTTGAGTTTCCTAATGGAAGGCAATGTAAAATTTATACGGCTCATGATATGCCAGGGCATTCACAATGGAATCCGCTTCATGCTCAGATGAAGAAAGCTAAATGGCAAAGTGATGCTGACTTATACATATCAGGACATAAACATAATTGGGCGTTAGCACAACATGAGTTATATGATGGAAAGATTCATTGGTTGGCTCGTGCTCGTGGTTATAAATTTTTTGATGATTACGCAAGAAATCTTGGATTAGATGAACAAAGAAATGGTCAAGCCATTATGCAGGTAATTGATCCTTTCGCAGAAGGCACTAGCTTTACACATTGTTTTTCTGATATAGAATATGGAAAAGAATTTCTTATGTTTCTTTTAGACAAATATTCTGATAAAAAGGATAAGTAACATAAATTAAATAGGTATTAAATGACAACTTCAGGAACTTCGACATTCAATTTAGATATAGGGGAGATTTGCGAAGAAGCATTTGAGAGAGCAGGACTAGAGATGCGTACAGGTTACGATCTTAGAACTGCTAGACGATCTTTAAATTTACTTTGTTTAGAATGGCAAAATAGAGGTATCAACCTTTGGACAGTGCAGAAAGGTGAAATTACTATTGTTGCAGGAACTGCTAAATATAATATCGAGACAGATGCTGTAGCATTAATAGAACAGTTCATTAGAACAGATGAAGGAAGCACAACAGGTCAATCAGATATACCTTTAACAAGAATTAGTAATTCTACTTACTCAGGTATTCCAAATAAATTAACTACAGGAAAACCTATACAGGTATGGATTAACAGACAAAGAGAAAGACCTGAGGTTAACCTCTGGCCAGTTCCTGATTCAGCACAACCTTATAAATTAGTTTATTATTATTTAAGAAGAATTCAAGATGTAGGTGATGTAGCAAGTTTAGATGCTGATGTTCCTGTTCGTTTTCTTCCTGCTTTAGTTGCAGGACTAGCACTGCACATTGCAATTAAAAGACCTGAGTCACAAGAAAGAGTTGTACTTTTAAAAGAATATTACGAAGAGCAATTTAGATTAGCTTCTGAAGAAGATAGAGTTAAAGCAACTGTTCAATTTGTTCCTTACAGTTATAGTTATGGTCAGTAAATGGTTAAGTACGCTAATGGAAAATATGCTTTTGGATTTTGTGACAGAACAGGATTTAGGTACGATTTAAAAGACTTGAGAAGAGAGTTTGTTGGTGGAAACCCAACAGGTTTTTTAGTGGGAAAAGATGTTTGGGATAAAGATGCGGCTCAAAACTTTCAAGGAAGATATACTTTCCAAGATGCACAAGCATTACCTTACGCAAGACCTGATCAAAATTTAGATCAAAGTAGAAGACTTTTTGCTTTTGATCCTGTTGGTAATGGCAATGGTGGAGGATCAGGAAATTTATTAATAAATACAGCAGTTGGTTCTGTAACAATAGTAACGAGTTAGATTATGTCATACACTTACACAACATTAACACAAGCAATTAAAGATTATGCAAATACAGATGAGACTACATTTAATAATAATATAAATAATTTTATAACAAGTGCAGAAGATAGAATACTTAGAACTTGTCAGTTACCTAATTTTAGAAAAAATGTAGAAGGTCAAATGTCGGCAGGTACACAGTATCTTTCTACCCCTTCTGATTTTTTAGCACCTTTTTCTTTATCTGTTACAGATTCAAATAAACAATCTTTTTTATTATTAAAAGAAGTAGCTTTTTTGAGAGAAGCATATCCTAATGCATCTACTCAAGGTGAACCTAAATATTACGCATTATTTGATGATGATACATTTATGTTAGCTCCTACTCCTACAGATGGATATACAACTGAGTTACATTATTTTTATAATCCACCATCTATTACAGAAGTTTCTAGTGGACAAACATGGCTAGGAACAAATGCACCTGAATGTTTATTATATGGTGCTTTAGTTCAAGCAAATTTATTTTTAAAAGGTCAACCTGAAATGCAAGCAGAGTATGAAAAACAATATCAAGAAGCTCTTGCTAGATTAAGAAACGAATCGGCAGGTAAAGATATGCAAGACAGTTATAGATTTGGTCAACCAAGACAAATAGTTCAGTAAAGGAAAATATATTATGAATGATATAGGGTTATCTGTAGGTAGTGTAATTGTTTCAACAACTGAAAATTCAGGACACTCAGAAGAGTATTGGGCAGAACAAGCAACTAATAGAATTATACAATATTCAGATAATATTGATCCTGTCTTGCAACAGCAAGCAAAAGAGTTTAAAAATAATATTTATACTGTTGTATTAGATTATATGAAAAAAGCTGTTCAATCAGATAGAAGTACATTAATATACACATTAGAAAAAGAAGGTCACAAATGTGGCTCAGATATAATTAGGAGATTATAATGGCGATAACGCAAGCAATGACAACTAGCTTTAAAAGACAATTATTAGAAGCAGGTCATAATTTTAAAACAAATGGTGCAGGCGGTAATACTTTTAAAATTGCTTTGTATACAAATGCCGCAAGTTTAGATGCTGGTACAACTGTATTTACTACAAGTAATGAAGCTAGTGGAACTAATTATGTATCAGGTGGAAAGGTATTAACAAATGCAACTCCTGCAACTTCAGGAACTACAGCTTTTTGTGATTTTAGTGATATTACTTGGTCAGCAAGTTCTATTACCGCAAGAGGTGCAATGATTTACAATACAAATCTTACAAATGCGGCTGTTGCTATTTTAGATTTTGGTGCTGATAAAACATCTACAAGTGGTGATTTTACAGTTCAGTTCCCAACTGCTGACGCAACGAATGCTATAATAAGGCTTGCATAAATGCCTCACTTTAGTCTGAAAATATCAGATAGAGTAAAAGAAACTACTACCACAACAGGTACAGGCACTCTTACTCTTGCAGGTGCTGTTGATGGATTTCAGGCTTTTAGTATTTTAGGTAACGGATCAAGAACGCAATACGCTATTGTAGACACAGGAAACAATACATTTGAAACAGGAATAGGAACTTACACATCTAGTGGTACTACATTAAGTAGAGATTTTGTTTTTGAATCATCTAATTCAAATGGATTAGTTAATTTTGGTGCAGGTGAAAAACAAGCATTTGTTACGATGCCTGCGGAAAGAGCAGGTGTTTTATCTGCTGTTGATATATCTTCTGCTTCAGGAAATATTAATGGAGCACAAAATGTTATACCTGAAACAACAGGTGGATTTACACTAGGTGCAGTATTTACAGCAAAAGATGGAACAATAATAGGTGCAAATGGTTCAATAACTGTTTTTGATGATTCAGTATATTATATTGCAGATACAGCATACGCCAATGAAGTTTCACCTTTTTGGTCTGATGGTACGATCACAGAAATTACAGTTGCTTTAGGACAATTTAATGTGGTAGGCTCAGTAGCAATTACTGGTTCAGGAAGCGTTGAAGTTATTGATGCAACTTCTCATGCCACACTAAACTTAGGTGACACAGTTACATTAAACGCATAGGATAATAAAATGTCATTATTAACAGTAGATCAAATACAATATAACGGAGGAACAGCTCTTACTTTACCAACAGCAACACCTGCCGCAGGTGATTTGTTACAAACAAATGGTTCAGGCGTTCTTTCATGGAGAGATAGACTTCAAAAAGTAACAAATGCAGCAGGAACAGTTACTTATACAACTCCTTCTAATATTCAAGATGGAAAATCATTAGGAACAGGTGGAAGTGGAACATTAGGTTGGTATTCTGCTGGTGGTGATCCAATGAAAATAGGTTCTCATATTGGTTGGAGACTTGCTGATAAATTTGACTTTAATTCTAATATGTCTGGTACTTACGGCTCTAGTCAAACTGCATATGGAACTTTAGTATCAGAAGTAGATTTACTTTTACCAAGTGGTGTTAGTGCTTCAAATGTTTCTTCATATTATTTTGTAGGATATGGACTTGGAGCACAATCTGGTAGTAATTCAGGTTTTGCTATAACACCTATTAATGCATCTGGTAGTAATATTGTAAATAGCAATGCAATCGGTCATCTTAATCAAATGTTAAGTTCTTCATATGGTGCAAATTACAGTACAGCAACTGACAATAAAATTCAAATAACTGATGGACCTAGTGGTAGTACACAAACTAATGGTCAGACTAATACAACTTATGGTGATTTTAA